TTGTGTTGCTGATGCTGTTCTTATAACACCATTAGTTCCATGATAAATTGTTACTCTTTTTAACGCTTTATATTTTGCCATAATTGTATAAATTTTTAAGTGTGATAAATCTACAATATTATTTGAGCAATCACACATTATTAAAAAAATATATTAATAGGGTCATGTTTAAAACATTTTACGATAAAATACCAACCTATTAGTATATATTTACTTATTATGTTGTTGTTGCTGTTAAAGCAGATGTATCAACTACAAGACCTGCACCAGTTGCTGGGTCATATTGTCTTGGAAGTTCAAATTGCCTAGCCATTAAGTTAACAGTTATACCATTCTCATCAGAGTAAGCAGCACCTGTACCCCCCTCCATACTTGCTAAATTTAAGAAAGTTTGGTTTTTAGAAGGAACATCTTCATTTGCATATTTTTCACTTAATCCTACAACTAATTTTTCATCATTTGTAGTAACAATTATTGCCATCATACAAGTGTTAAGCATTGCTTGTAATTCGTGCATCCTAGAATTGTTTATTTGAGGTATCATAAAATTAACACCACACTCAAATGCTGTTGAGCCATTTTCTTTAGTTGCGTTTATGGTTAATGCAGCAGTTTCATTTTTAAATTCAAAAACAAACCAATTTGCTGTTGAACCACCTCCACTCGTGATTTTTGTTACATCATGCTTACCTGCAGCATTACTATAAGTAACAACATCATCAGCAGCGAAACTTCTTAGGCATATTTGTTTAATTCCTCCTGTGCTTTGTAGGGCTGTACAATCTACCCCTATACCAGTATCTATTGCCATTTTATTATTATTTTATTTGTTATTAAAAAGTAATTAAGAGGAGGTTTTTACACCCCCTCTGTTATTACATTATTGTTTAGTAGAAGATTCCCCATTGAACAAGTGAAGGGTACATGAATTGTACACCTAACTTGAAGTAACCTCTGAAGAACATTTTTTCTTCTAAATCATCATAGAATACTTTGAAAGCACCTTCTGGGTCTGTTACATCAGAACCTATAATTAAGTTATCTACTGCACAGTAACAAGCACCTTCTGTTCCATTAACACCACCTCTTAGGAACATTGCTGGGTCTGTGTCTGCTAAAATAGTATCCCACTCGTACATAGGTACTAATTCAACACCTCTAAACTTAACTACTAACACACCATCTTGTTGATTAGTAATTGCTAAGTCTGCAGAAGTTCCTTCTAAGTTTTGCAAGTAAGCATTGTAAGTCTTAGGAGATACATATATTTTCTTGTCTGCTGCAGGAACTTGTTGTAATGCTGCTGGTGCAGAGTCATACATAGTTCTTAAAAGAGAAAGTGCTTCTGCTGCTGTAGGTGCTGTAGGTGCTACTGCACTAAACTCAGTTCTAGCAGCCAATACAGTTGCATCATCTCCCATTAATTTCATCCATCCTGACATTTGGTCGTAATTAGAAGTTGCACTATCACCACCCCATGCTAATCTTACTACATCTTGTGCAATACCTTTTACAGCACGATCTACAATTGCATCTGCTAATTGAGTACCTTCAAGATTCATTACATCAACACCATTTCTGTACATTTCTTCAATGTAAGTTCCGAAAAACTCATCTGTACATTGCTCAAGAGCAACTCTCATTCTACCAGCAGTAATTGTTTTCTCATCAATATTAAATTGAGTTGAACCACTTGTTGCTGAACACCCTGTGTATTTTTGAACAATTTTAGTTAGAGCAGCAGAAGTAAATACATTCATTTTGTGTTTTA